TGAGTCATATCAATCTCCTCATTTGATATATATAGCCTAATCTATAAATTTGATAACTGCAATAGCTAATTTTTGGTATTTTGACATAATATAAATAATTGATATGGTCACGCCATGTATAAGGTAGAAATAGAAGTGTCAGGACAGCCGCAGGGCAAGGCCAGACCACGCTTTACCAAGTTTGGCAGGGCATACACCCCAGCGAAAACGAAGCTCTATGAGCAGCGCATACAAGCAGCGGCATGGTCTGTTATGAAACAATATGACATAGAACCCACTGACAGGCCCGTTCACGTTGAAGTCATAGCCTTTATGGATATTCCTAAAAGCTGGTCAAAGGCAAAGAGGCTAGAAGCGGAATATAATGCCCTTCGACATACCAGCAAACCTGATTTGGATAATATTATTAAAGCTGGATTGGATGGCATAGTGGGAGCCGTGATAAACGATGACAAACAGGTTCACAGCATCAAAGCCAGAAAAGTGTATTGTCATCCTGATAGAGGGCCAGTTCTCTATATTTCGGTTGCATGGGAATAGCTGTAGTCTGGCCCATATGTTTCACGCCACAGCTTCGGCTCACGATGGAGCGCGATTTTGGATGTGTCAAAAAGACCCTGATGATGCCCTTCACATAACGGGATACAGCTTAGATCTGAACGCTTGCTAGTTCCAAACCTATCGTGGATTGGATGATGCGCTTGCGTGGGGCTGCGCTGGACTTCACCAAACGCCTCACAGATGCAGCAATTTTGCTGGCGTATCCATGCAAGGAACTTGATGCTTTTCTTATCCTTTGGAGCCTTGAGGCCCAGCGGCGGCTTATTTGCTAGGTTGGTCATCTGTCGGATCGTATCCTATCGCTTCTGATAGCTTGCTCATAGCAGCCTCAAAGAAATCCATAAATTCTTTCTGATCCATCTTATCAAATGCAATGGAGTCTGGAACATAATAAATCTGGCCCGTCACGCCGTTTATAACGCTTTTATAATAGCCGCAAAGCATTTTCAGATCGTTGTGCAAGTGATCCTTTGTTGCCCACTTCCCTGTGGCTTTTACAACGCCTGTGAGCGTAGCCCAATAGAAAGCGTGATGCGGATTGGAGCGATTGGCAACTGGCTTTAAATCGAATAGCTGCCCTTCGCTGTAATCTTCCATCATATACGCAACGTGCTTGCTGATTGGTTCCAACGTGCCGTTGCGCATAGTGACTTGCAAATGTGGATGATCACCACGGGATTTCATCATCTACATCGCGCTGAGGTGCATCGTGTTCTTGATGCTGCACTTCTTCTCTGGCCTTGCCGCCAAGCAACGTCACGGCAGAAGCGCGAATATCCAGATAAGGCTTGTCGTTATAGATCCGCATAGAAAACTCACCAGATACAGAAATCTTGATGCCCTTCTTAACATAATTCACGATGGCTTGCGCTGCCTTGCCCCAATAAGCGCAGTCAAAATATAGGACGCTTTTATTTGCGCCATATCCATCTTGAACGGCCACGGAGAACTTTAATACGGGTGTGCCTTTATGCTCACGCAATTCTGCGTCTTTTGTGACGTTGCCAGCGATTACAATATTCTTCATTTCATTAACTCCAATTTTCGATTGTTGTGGGCATAGAACAGTTCATCATATTGATTTGAAGTTAAGCCCTGACTGTTGATTAGCTTTTTAAATCTAGCCTCATTGGCCGCGAACTTCTCAGCATCACAATTCTTATAGAACTGAATAGCGGCATCTATTCTAGCATCTAAATCAAGCTCCATTGACGGAGCTTTTTTATTTGCCACGGCTGCATTGCCATCATCATCCTCTGGCGCAATCCCTGCCAATCCCAGCAGCCCATAACGCCGTGCATACGTAATCGCAGAGCCAAGACCCTGCATATCATTCTTGCCCAGAACCAAATAAACCTTGCTGTTAAAATCTAAGCCAGATGAGTGGAGCAGCTTGGTTTCCACAAAATGCCCCTCCTCGTCTTTATCGTTGCGCTGTAGCACAGCAAAGCCATTAGCATGGAATGCACCCATCGTGGCGTTTACCACCGCTTCTAGGTCAGCATATTTGCTTTTAAAGTGCGGGTTCTTGCTATTTTTTACGGCAGCGCCCATTTCGCTTTGTGCTTTCAATAAAGCTTTAATTGCATCAGACATCAAATAAATCCTCCAAATTAAAATCCGTAATCACAGGCTCTTTTGGGTCTAAAAACTCTTTTAAAAGATCGTGTGAAGCGTTTGCATTTTTTATGCCGGTATTCAGAGCCATTATCATTTTACCGACAATAGATGCCGATATGCCATTGATCTGTGCGGTCTTGATCATTTCCTTCAAAACCTCGTTCTTGATAACTATTGGTGTTGGATGCTTATGCATTGTTTTCTCCTCAATTTATAAATCTTATTTACACTCGCCAATTTGTAATGTAAAGCATAATTATCAATTTTGCCACAAGGAATGAATGGTATGGAAAACCGCAATATATTATCTCTTAATAGAATGCGTGAAATGTTAGAGGATCGGAACATTTCATCAGTAGCCAGAAACACTGGCATCAATCGGGTCACGCTGTCGCAAATAATCAACGGCACAACAGATCCAAAATACTCAACGATGGAAAAACTATCTAATTATTTGGAGGAAAAAGATGGATAGCCAAACCAAACAATTATTGCAGCATTTGCGGGATCACAGATGCATTCAGCCAATGACAGCTTTGCGCCAGCTTGGGATATACCGGCTGGCCGCAAGGATCAAAGATCTACGCGATGAGGGCCATGAAATCATCACTGATAGAGTCGGCCAAAAGCGAATAGCGGAATATACTTTAATCAAAGAAAAAACCCCCAGCGTGAACTGAGGGCTTTAGTTAAGCAGGTAAATGCGTTAATATTATCAGGCAAAAACAAAACGCAGGGTCATAATACTTGGCCCTGCCCTAACACACAAGGGTAAAATATGTCTCACTACATGACAGCTTTAGCAATGAAGCAAAAAGGACTCAAACCATCTACTAAAATCGTGCTTTATTGGATTGCGGAACATCACAATGGCGAAAGCGGCGATTGCTTTCCAAGCCATAAACGCCTCGCAGAATTATCTGAATTGACTGATAGAGATGTTAGAAGGCAAATCAGCAAGTTAGTTGATGTTGGATTAATACAAATTGAAAGCAGAACAAGACCTAATGGGTCACAAACATCTAACAACTATATATTGTGTTTGCATGAAGATGATGGTCGGACAAATAGTCCTGCCACCACGGACAAATTGTCCAGCCCCCCTGTATCAAATTGTCCTACCCATAACCTTGGAATAAATAACCTTGTAAATGAACCTAATATATTGATCGAAAGATTTGATGAGTTCTATGCAGCTTATCCAATCAAGAAGGGAAAAGGCGCAGCAAAGAAGGCTTGGGAAAAAGCGATCAAGAAAGCTGATCCCGATCATATAATTTCAAACGCAGCATTGTATGCTTCAAGCGTTCAAAACAAAGATCCTAAATTCATAGCATACCCAGCAACTTGGCTTAATGCAGAAAGATGGGATGATGATATTAGCAAAGAACTCTTGCAAGCATCCATAGATCCGCAAAATATGATGCTCGATGTTTTGAAATCAATGGGGCTGAAATACAATGCGTGAAGATCAAATAAACACAATGACCACGAAGCTGCTGGCGCGGCTAAACCCGCCAAGAGCAATATCATCTAATCCAGAAGGCATAAAGGCAGAGGCAGAGCTTCTATGCAAAACAATAAATAAGATGGCACCAAGCCGTGAATATCAACAGTGGTTCGATCTGTTTGAAGAAGCGGTTTTAAGCAATCTGGAAACCCGTACATGGCCGACGATCAAAGAGTTAAAAAAGGCTGCAAAGGAAATAGCACCAAAGCGGCCAGAGTTTCGTGATTTTACTCAAGAGCAAGCATGGTCGCCAGATCCTATGACTATCAATGCAAAGAGAATAAAAGCCGGTGAGCCTGTTTCTGATTGGTGGGTTGTTGGAACCGGCGCAGAACACCTTAAACGAAAAGGCTTAGTTTCATCTGATGATCTTGAGCCTTATAGAAAATATCTTGATTACGAATTGCGCTATGTTAATCGTTAATAACCTCAATGATGAAGAGATGCTTTTATCTTCATTCGGTATCTCTAACTGGCCTCGCTTGCGCGGGGTCTTTTTTTCGCTATAATTAGCAAAACCGACAACAGGACACATCAATGCAAGAATGGCCCGCTGATAAAGTAATGCGCCGCAAGGTTGCTTCACTTATTCCATATGCAAGAAACAGCCGCACTCATAGCGATGAACAAGTCGCTCAAATAGCCGCTAGTATCAAAGAATGGGGTTTTACTAATCCAATCCTGGTGGACATTGATGGAGAAATAATAGCCGGTCATGGCAGATTATTAGCCGCGCAAAAGCTTAATATTGATGAAGTTCCAACGATGACAGCCGTGGGATGGAGTGAATCCCAAAAGCGAGCCTATGTCATAGCAGATAATAAACTCGCATTAAACGCTGGCTGGGATAATGAAATGCTAAAGGTCGAATTAGATGGCCTCAAGGATTTGGATTTTGATATAGATTTAACCGGCTTTAATGCAGACGAACTTGCTGACTTGTTTCCAGAGCCAGAAAAAGCTGGGCTTACCGATGAGGACGCCGTTCCAGAAGCCCCTGACAAACCCGTAACAGTTGAGGGCGATATTTGGGTGCTTGGCAAACACCGCCTTATGTGTGGCGATAGCACAAGCATCGAAGCCTTGGAAAAGCTATGCGAGGGGCAGCTTGTCGATATGTGGTTAACCGATCCGCCTTATAATGTAGCTTACGAGGGAAAAACTAAAGACGCGTTAACTATTGAAAATGACGCAATGAGTAATGATGAGTTTCGTCAGTTTCTCTGCGATAGTTACACTGCCGCAGATGCAGTGATGAAATCAGGGGCAGTTTTTTATATATGGCATGCTGATAGTGAAGGTTATAATTTTAGAGGTGCTGCTTTTGATACTGGTTGGCAAATACGCCAATGCCTAATTTGGAAAAAGCAATCAATGGTTATGGGTCGCCAAGACTATCACTGGATGCACGAGCCTTGCCTATATGGCTGGAAGGATGGAGCCGCGCACCTATGGTCAACGGATCGAAAGCAAACCACAATCCTAGAGTTTGATCGTCCAAGCCGTAATGCAGAACACCCAACAATGAAGCCTGTTGAGTTATTCTCATATCAAATGCAAAACAACACCAAAGGCGATGATTTGGTGCTAGATAGTTTTGCAGGATCAGGAACGACAGCAATAGCCTGTGAGAAGTTTAATCGTAGAGCTAGATTAATGGAGTTAGATCCAAAATATTGCGATGTCATCATAAAGCGCTGGCAAGACTTCACTGGCAAGCAAGCAGTACACGAAGCCACGGGCAAAACTTATGCAGAAACAAACCAAGTTAATGAGCATGGTTGAAGCCGCGTCAAATGTTCTTATTGGATATATTATCGCAACCGCAGCAACTTATGTTATATTACCATTACACGGTTATCAAATAACCACGCAAAAGGCGCTATCGATTTCATTGGCTTTTACAGCTATATCGTTAGCACGTTCTTACATTCTCAGGAGGCTGTTTAACAGGTTTTAATATGGCAAACGGTGAAGCTGGCAGACCAATGATTGAACTAACCGACGATCAAATTAGGGAGGTTGAAACCCTTGCGGCTGTATTATCTACAGATGACATTGCCGATTATTTCGGTGTAGGTCGCACAACTTTTTATGCGCTAATGGATAGAAATCCAGATATTTCTGAACGCTATAAAAGGGGAAGGGCTAAGGCAAAGGCATCAATATCAGGTGGATTGATTAAAAAAGCACGGGCTGGTGATACTACTTCGCAGATCTTCTATTTGAAAACGCAATGCGGCTGGCGTGAAACTCAACATATCGATCACAGCAGCACAGACGGATCTATGACACCGCAAACAATAGAGCGCATAATCATTGACGAAGCTCCAGATCCAGACGCCTAGATGGGCATTGCCTTTGCTTCAAGGGCAAGATGGTCATCCAAGATATAGAGGCGCAAAAGGTGGTCGTGCATCTGGTAAATCACATTTCTTTGCAGAAGCAGTAATTGAGCGCCAGCTTATGAACCCAGATACTAGGGTCGTTTGCATTCGTGAGGTGCAGCGATCCCTAAAGTTCTCAGCTAAGCAACTGCTGGAAGATAAAATCAATGCGCTGGGCGTTGAGCATTTGTTTGAAATACAAAATACCGAAATAAATAATTTACGCGGCAATGGAATTATTATCTTTCAAGGTATGCAAGACCACACCGCAGATAGCATAAAATCGCTAGAAGGTTTTGATATAGCTTGGTGCGAGGAAGCGCAGAGTCTATCAAAGCGATCTATTGAATTATTAGATCCCACCATGCGTAAAGATGGCGCGGAGCTTTGGTTTAGTTGGAACCCCAGAAGCCCCAGCGATGCCGTGGAGCAAGTATTTCAAGACAATGATAATAAATGCTTAGTTCACGTTAATTACAGCGATAATCCGTTTGCGCCGAAATCAATGGTTGATCTTGCTGAAACGGCAAAGGAGCGTGATTTTGACCGTTACGCTCACATTTGGTTGGGCGAATATGAAACTGTCAACGAGGCACAGGTGTTTCATGGCAAATGGAAGGTAGAGGATTTTGAGCCTGTTCAAGGATGGGATGGCCCGTATCTTGGCGTTGACTTTGGCTTTCGCCCTGATCCGTTGGTCGCAATAAAGTGTTGGGTTTATGACGAAACGCTGTATATAGAAAAAGAAGCCTACGGGGTTGGGATCGAAATAGATGACACGCACAACTTTATTTGCAAGCATATACCGGAATTTGACCGCTATACTTGCCGCGCTGATAGCGCAGAGCCAAAGACTATATCATACCTTCAAAGGCATGGTTTCCCGCGCATGGAAGGCGTTAAAAAGTGGCCTAACAGCATCCAAGAAGGAATAAGGTTTATTCGCGGCTTCAAATCTGTCATAATAGCGCCAAACTGCAAAGGTGCGATTGATGACTTTAGGCTTTACAGTCACAAGGTCGATAAATTATCGGGTGACATATTGCCAGATGTTATTGATGCAAATAATCATGCGCCTGATGCAATACGTTACGCAATCGCGCCTTTGATTAAGGTTCAAGCCTCTGGAAGAATGGTGATCAGAATATGAGTAATTCAGTCGCAAAAGTCAGTAACGAAATCCAATACATGCTAGATCAATCTGCGCCTGTGCGTGATTTGGTTGAAGGTGGTCAGCATATGCGTGACATGGGTCAAAAGTATTTGCCTAAATTCCCACAAGAAACCGATGACGATTATGAGGCCAGAAAAGCTGGCACATGGTTATTTGATGGCGTTGGTAAGACGATTGAAGATTTAACCGGCAAGGTATTTGATCAGCCGGTATTCTTGCAAGAAACTGGAACCGATCTTGACGTATGGTCTTTTAATATAGACTTGGAAGGTCGGGATTTATCGCAATTCGCACATGATGTTTTTAATGATGCACAACGATCTGGCATATCATTTATATTGGTTGATGCGCCGCCACGGCCAGCAGATTTAACCAGAATACAAGCCGATCAAGGAAACTTCCGTCCATATTTTCAGCATATAAAGCTTGAAGAAGTTTATGGATATAAATGGCAGCTAATCAATAACGCTCCAACTATTACGCAAATTCGGATTGGTGAAAAGATCACGCAAGAAAACGGCGATGAGTATGATCCTGATGAAGTGCAGCAAATCCGTGTTTTAACCATGCCTGTTGAAAACGATCAAATCGTGGGCAATATGTTTGTGCGTTTATATCGGCAAAATGAACGTGATGATTGGGTGCTTTACGACGAATATCAAACAGCCTTAACCAAAATCATGCTTGCTCAATTAGATATTGGAAGAACCAGCTTTATGATGGCAGAGCCACCACATGCGCGGTTGGCAGAGATTAACTTAGCGCATTGGCGGTCGCAATCCGATCAAGCAAACATTATGCATCACGCTCGTGCCCCAATGAAATACTTTCATGGCTACAGCAGGGAAGATTTAGAGGACTTCGCTGAAGGCGTTGGATATGCTTTTTATTCAGCCAATGAAAACGCGAAGATCGGCGTTGTTGAACATTCTGGCGCGGCCATCGATGCAGGGCGCACTGAGTTAAAGGATATGGAGTTTCAAATGCAAGCAATGGGCTTGCAGTTAATTGTATCACGAACGGGCACATCTACGGCCACAGGCGATATGATTGATGAAAATAAAGTTAATAGTCGCTTGGGAATGTGGGCTGATAATCTTAAAGACACGCTAGAAAGCGCTTATTCTTATATGGCAGAACTCGCTAATATTTCCACCGATATAACAGTGATTGTGAATAAAGACTTCGCGGCAAGTGCGCTTTCACATCTGGATATGGACGCTTTGAGTAAAATGTATCTTGCTGGCGTTATTTCAAAGGTTACTTACATTAATGAAGCTAAACGGCGCGGCATCTTATCTGAAGAAGTAGAGCCAGAAGATGAGGCAGAAATGATAGCCGATCAGCCTATGGACGAGCCTGATGGCAATATCGGATGATTTCGCAGACGCTACGATTAGACATCAAGTTTATTTGCAGCGTTACAAATCAGGCGTAGTGAATAAAATATTAGCTTTGCTGAAGGGCGTTGAGTCTGACATCGTGCAGCAAGTGGCAAAGCGGGATTTGCAATCTTTAACTAGGCGGCAAGTTGATCAGCTATTAGCAAACCTCAAGCGCAAGATTGATCAAGGCTATGAGCCGGTCATTGATTTGTTAAATGATCAGGTAAAGCAACTGGCTGGCTATGAAAAGCGCTGGCAGATGGATATGTTTAGCAAAACTGTTCCGATCGAATTAGATTTTGTTGCACCATCAGATGAGCAAATTATCGCATCTGTAATAGCCAGACCATTTCAAGGCTTGCAGTTAAAGGATTGGTATAAGGGCTTACCCGATGGTCAGTTTCGCAGACTGCGCGAAGCAATTAGGCAGGGTTACGTTGATGGCGATACCACGCAGCAAATAGTTCAAGCCATTCGCGGCACAAAAACTACATCAGGAATATTAAGTATTTCTCGCAGGGCGGCAGAAACCACGGCCAGAACTGCTTTATCGCATACCGCTAACGTTGCAAGAAATCAGGTTTATAGGCGCAACCGAAGATTAATTAAATCTGTTGAATGGGTTGCTACATTAGACGGTAGAACGTCTGCAATATGCAGAGCAAGGGATGGTAAAGTTTATCCAACTGACAGTGGGCCAAGACCGCCAGCACATCCCGCTTGTAGATCAACAACTATTCCCGTTCTTAAATCTTTGCGTGAGTTAGGTATCAAAGCGGATGAGGTGCCGGTTAAATCAACAAGGGCATCGATGAATGGACAGGTTTCATCAGAATTAAATTATGGGGCATGGCTACGAAAGCAGCCGGTTTCATTCCAGAATGAAGTGTTGGGCATCAAAAAAGCCCAGCTTTTCAGAAGGGGTGATTTAGCAATGGATCGTTTCGTTGATCGAAAAGGTAACGAGCTAACGCTAGATCAGCTCAGAGAGCGCGAAAGCGCAGCGTGGGCCAAAGCTGGCCTTTAAAACCGATGGGGAAGTAAAATGGCAAATGAAGCTGAAGCAGTAGATCAAACAGAAACGGTTGATGACCGTGATCAATTAATTAATGAGCTTAAATCGCAACTAAAGGAAACCAATCAAAAGCTGGTGGACTCCAATGAGGAAGCGATGCGGCGCAGAAAGACCGTTGAAAAGTGGAAAGAGCTTGGCGAAAGCCCTGATGCTGTGCGGGAAATGTTAAACAATAAACCGGCAGAAGCTAATAATAACGAAGAAATTATTAATCAGATCAAGCAGCAATATGAAGGCAAGCTATCTGAAAGCCAAAAACGATTGCAAAATTACCAACAGAAAATTGCAATGGCTGAATTGAAATCGGCTTTGGCTGGTGAAAATATCATTCCAGAAGGCTTAGATCCCATCACTTTAATGGCTCAACAACGTATAGCCTTTGACGAAACTGGAAATTCGCGTATAATGAACGCAGATGGAACTAAACCCCTCGCTGGTTCGGGGGCTGATGGCTACGCAACCGTGGCAGATTTGGCAAAAGAACTAGCAGCGTCAAAGATGGGCCAATTATTCGTAAGGGATAACGGTCTATCAGGTGGAGGAAAACCACCAGCGTCCCAGCAAGGGAATCCCCAATCTAAAACCGTAACTCGTTCTCAATGGGATACAATGACCCAGCGCGATAGAGCTACATTTGTAAAAGACGGCGGCAAGGTCAGAGACTAACCGCTAACCAAGGAGAAAAAGAATGGCAAACGTTCTTACTGATTTGGCGGCAGACATTTATGTGGCCGCTGACGTTGTTGGCCGCGAGTTAGTCGGCTTTATTCCAGCATCAACAATCAACGCGGATGGTTCTGAAACTGCTGCTGTTGGTCAAACTGTGCGTTCTTTCGCAACCCGCGAAGCAACAGCCGTTGATATTACGCCTTCTATGACTATCCCAGAAGGAACAGATCAAACCGTTGATAACAAAACGCTCACTATGACAAAGCAGCGTGGTGTTCAGATCCCATACACAGGCGAAGATGTACGCTTGCTGAATGGTGGCGCTGGTTATGAAACTGTTTATGGTGATCAAATCGCACAAGCGATGCGTACACTTGTCAACGAAATGGAAGCTGACCTAGCGACAGAAGCATATACAAACGCTTCACGCGCTGTTGGTACTGCTGGCACAACGCCATTTGCTTCAAACTTTGATCTGGTTGCAGAAGCCCGTCAAGTTTTGGCAGATAACGGAATGCCAATGAATGATGGTCGTATTTCACTTGTTATGAATACTGCCGCTTCAACAAAGCTTCGCAATTTGGCATCACTTTCATCAGTAAACCAAGCTGGCAATGACACCTTATTGCGTCAAGGCACCTTGCTTGATTTGCAGGGCGTTATGATCAAGGAAAGCGCACAAGTTCAGTCGCATACTAAGGGCGGCGCAACAGGTGCTTTGATCAATAACGTAGCTGGTGAAGCTGTAGGTCAAACTACACTAACGCTTGATACAATCACAGTTAATACAACTGGTATTGTCGCGGGTGACGTTGTTACCTTCGCTGCTGACACAACAAATAAATATGTTGTGAATACTGGCTTGGTTGCAACCTCTGGTGATATTGTTATTGGCGATCCGGGCTTGTTAATTGCTGCGCCAAATAACAATGCAATGACCATTGGCAACTCATTCACTGCGAACGTGATGATGCACCAGAAAGGCATGGAGCTTGCAATGCGCGCACCAGCAAAGCCAATCGGTGGTGATGCAGCAGTTGATGTGATGATTGTTCAAGATCCGACTTCTGGTTTGGTCTTTGAAGTGTCTGTTTACAAAGGCTTTAGCAAAGCAATGATCCAAGTGGGTGTTGTTTACGGCTATAAAGCTTGGAACAGCAAAGCAATCGCCACAGTTATGGGCTAATAGATCGGGGGCTTCGGCCCCCTTTCTCACCACAGGAGGTTAATATGCCGCGCCCTTATTTGAAGAAAAAAGGTCTGATCGTTAAGAAGAAGAAGGCCAAGAAGAAGAAAAAGTAAATGGCTGCTAGACGCTCAAGAAAACGCAAATCAACGGTAAACTCTGCTGGCAATTATACAAAGCCAAAGATGAGGAAGCGCTTGTTTTATGCTATTAAGAGTGGATCTAAAGGTGGTCGTGCTGGTCAATGGAGCGCAAGAAAAGCGCAAATGCTGGCAAGGCGATATAAGGCTGCTGGCGGGGGTTATAAATAATGGCCCTTAAAAAGAACCAGCAATCATTGAAAAAATGGACGCGCCAGAAATGGGGTTACACCGGCAAGAAAGGCAAAAGCCGATATTTGCCTAAAGCCGTAAGGGATAGCTTAACGCCAGCACAGAAAGCGGCTGGTTCCAGAGCAAAGAATAAAGCAACGAAAGCTGGCAAGCAAAGTGCCAGATATACGAAAGCAGAGCGCAGGGCGTTGCGGAGATTAAGATGATAAAACGTGATCCGCGCATAAAAAGACTGGGAGTTTCTGGATTTAACAAGCCAAAAAGAACGCCTAATCATCCCAAGAAATCTCATGTTGTTTTGGCGAAGGTTGGAGATAAGGTTAAAACAATTCGCTTTGGGCAACAGGGCGTAAAGGGCGCGGGCAAAAACCCAAGGACAGCGGCGCAGAAAGCAAGGCGTAAATCGTTTTTAGCGCGTCATCAAAAGAATATTGCAAAAGGGCGCATGAGCGCAGCATATTGGGCCGCAAAGGTTAAATGGTGATTAAATGGCACTAGATACAACGATTGGTGGAACAGATACAAATAGCTATATCACTTTAGCTGAGTGGCAAGCATACTGGTCAGAGCGTAATATTGATGTTTCGCAGCATGGTCACGATGCAGCCCATGAGGCTAATCTTGTGCAAGCGGCTCAATGGATAAACCAGACTTATAATTTTGTCGGTGATAAGCAATATCAATATCAAGCGATGGCATGGCCTAGATTAACTATGCATCTGGTCGAAGGCTGGCCGATTGATCCTGATACCATCCCGCAAGATATAAAGGACGCACAGGCTGAAATGGCCTATTTAATACACGAGGGTGCAACGCCTTTCGCAAGCGTATCAGGCGGCGCTGTAGTGCGTACTAAAAGCAAGGCTGGGCCAGTGGAAACAGAAACCGAATATACAAACTTCAGAGAAATACCGCGTTTCGTGGCGATTGAAGGGTTGGTTTCAAGATATACTGTATTCGGTGGTTCACAGATTAAAATGGTGCGAGCATGACAACGATCACGGCCATTGCTGATGCAGCATTTGATGCAGTGGCTTTAGCCATTACAGATGCCATTGATGATGCCACAATAAGCTATGATACAAATGGCACTTACAATCCAAGCACCGGCGTTTATCCAGTAACCACAACCACAATTAACGGCAGGGCTTTGTTTGATACAGAGATCCCTGCAAATGATATTTTTCCTGATACAGTTATTGGCCCACAAGATCAGCTTGTATTGCTAGAAGGTTTTTCTGCGGTTGTTAAGGAAGGCTATAAGCTAACGGTTAATAGCGTTGATTATGAAGTAAAACGGGCGCAAGCCATTGTTGGCTCTGTTTCGTTACAATATGCGGTGGTGCTAGAAAAATGACCGCCAAGCAATTTACCTTGCAGCTAAACAAAGAAATAGCTGATACAGAAGAAAAGATTGAGGATGCGATTTCATTAATTGCAATGGATAGCTTGCGCGGAGTTGTTATGAAATCCCCTGTTGATACGGGTCGTTTTCGTGGAAATTGGATAGTTTCAAAAAACGCTGCAAAAAAAACGTCTAGTCAGGTTACGGATAAAAATGGTGGTCAAACAATCACCAAAGGATCAGGCGTTATTGATACTTTTGACATGAATACAGATAGCAGAATAATAATTCAGAATAATTTGCCTTATGCAAACCGTTTAGAAAATGGATGGTCTAAGCAAGCTCCAAATGGAATGGTGGCTTTGACTGTCGCTGAAATGCAGCGCAAATATAGGAATATTCTGATATGAGCTATGCAACAGAGCGCCGCGCAATCGAAACATATTTAAATACGCAATGGTCGGATGCAACGCCGATTGGTTTCGATGGGCATGAGTTTGAACCCACAGCCAACAGCATTCGCGTTACAATTCAGAACGGTCAGGTTGTGCAGGGATCTATTGGCGCTGCGGCAAATCGGATTGATCACATTGGATTAGTAAGCATTCAAATCTTTACCGAAAGCGGCAAAGGAACACAGACTTGGCGGGGATATGCTGAAACTTTAGATGGCATTTTCTTTGATAAACGAATAACAGATGCGGGTGCAGTAGCGACTACCAACGAGTTCATCAGATTTTCACCAGAGCAACAGCACCCATATATTTCTGGCGAAGTTTCTGATATACCTTTTCATATCGCAACTTTTGTCGCACCATTCGTGCGCTACGAGTATAAATAGGAGGCCACAACATGACTGGCATTGCATCAAATCAGCTTCGATCAGCTTTTGTGGCTGAAGCTACGGCTGGAACTACACCATCAAACCCAGCGTTCACTAACAGTGACGTTCCAATTAATATGACCGCTGCACCTAATATGATTGAGCATCGATCATTAGCGGCCAAGGGCGAAGCGGTACAAACCGCTATTGGCGGGATTGACGTTACGGGAAATATGTCTGGCACATTAGTTTATGGTGCTTATGATGATTTCTTTGAAAGCTTGTTCCAAGGAACTTGGACAACTGATGTTTTGAAGAACGCTAAAACCACGCAATCATTGACGGTTGAAAACGCCATTGCAGCGGGTGAAGGCGGCACAAATACGATGATGCGCTATCAAGGCGTTGAAGCAACTGGTGGATCAATCACGCTAACATCAAACGCAGATATTACTTTTGCTTTTGATTTAATCGGTATGGGTTCATCAGATACATCAACCAGCGCAATAACAGGCGCAACATATACAGATCAGACTGAGCGCACACCGCTTTCATCTGGAGTAGATGTTGGAACGATTGCCTTTAGCGGTTACACGTTAGATGCATTTGAAAGCGCCACGATTAACTTTAACTATGATGGCCGTGAAGCGCAGAATATTCTTGGCAACAGTTTTACAAAAGGTGGCCTAACAAAGGGCGCAGCATTAGCTGAGATTACTGCGCGGGTTTATGTAGATGCAAACTTTGCAGCTATGTATAACGCAGCGCGTGATACCGATCACAGTTTGTTTAGCGTCACTTTCCCCTTGGGATCTGTATCTAGCAAGAAATACACGTTGGTTTTCCCAACTTGTAAATTCACTGGTTCTAATTTGGATTTTACTGCCACAAACTCAATGCAAGATATTACCATCAGAGCGCTTTATGATGAAACAACAGAAGATGCTTCAATGAAGCTAACAAGGGCTGTTTCATAATGGCCATGATTGCTTTGGTAAAATTCACCGCTGATATTGATGGCAAGCCTGTGGTTTTTAGGGCTGGTGATAAAATATCAGATGCCGTTGTAAAAAAATTAGGTCTTGCGGATAAACCTCATCTCGCTGGGTCTAATACATCTAAACCGACAAAAACCGAATAAGTGCAGCACTTAGGGGGCTGGTTTGTCGGTATTCCAGCCCCCATCAAAACCGACGAGGAAACCGAAATGCTTAATTTAAAGAAACCTAAAATGTCCGATATGACCTATCGGCGCGAATTTTCTGATGAACTTACCTTTTTGTCTGAGGAAGATAAAACGTGGATAGAAATAAAGTGTCGCGCTGGTGGCTGGGCAAATCCTGATTTGGTTAGATTGCGTGATGACATACAAACATATCGCCAAGCAAAATCCATCGAAAGCGCAAAGCTGATAAAAGATACTACTAAATATGCAGAAATGAGCGCAGCAACTGATAAGGAAGTTGGCCGCAAGTTATTTGAGGCGATCTTTGATGCTTGTGTTATTTCTTGGAATACAAATATTAAAAACGATAGCAAAGCAATGCAGTGTGATAAGGATCATTTCCTTGCACTTGCTGATATTCGCATAAATGAAATATCTGAGTATTTTATGGAATTTGCTAAATACGTTGATGAATTATCTAACTTTCGTGCTGAAGCGGATGGAGAAACGGAAAAAAACTAATTGATGCGCTTTTATGGTCTTTTAGGTATTCACCGCGTGATGAAACTTATTTGATGTCTAAAGGCGCACTGAAAATAGAAGATAAACCTATTCCCGCAAATATGACTGCATGGACAGCTTTTCATATGTTGCGAGGCTCTAGGCAAATTGGCTATGGTGGCGTTTCCCCTATACCGTTCAGCGAAATTATGGCATATTGCATCCATGCGGGAGTTGATGACCCGATGGAACGGCAGCAAGTTGCTAAGTTTGTAATGGCACTGGATCGAACGGAGCGCGAAGAATATGGCAACAATAAGTCTAAATCTTAACGCACAAGGAATTAAAACTGGTGCGCGTGACGCTAAGCAATCATTAGACTCGGTTAAGCAATCCGCAACATCCACGGAAGCGGCGGTTGTTCGCAGCAGTAATAACATGGGTTCGGCTATTTCTCGCATGGGTAATATGTCTGGCGCTCAAAGATTTGTATTCCAAAACACTGCAAACCAGCTTGGTGATATTGCTGTTCAAGCGTCTATGGGAACTAATATATTTAGGGTTTTGGGAATGCAGTTGCCACAAATTGCCGGTGGATTTGCTATTCTTGGCGGCGCAATGGGAACCGTCTTGCCGATATTAGGTGTAATTGCTGCTGTCGGTTTTCCGATTATTGCGATGTTTACCAGCATGGGACAAAAATCTAAATCTGCGGCTGATATGTTAGATGAGTTTTCAGATAGCTTGCAAGATGCAGATGCAGTTGTGCAATCAAGCCGCGCTCCTTTGTCTGAATTGACTGACGAATTTGGAATTTATGCACAAAATGTTAAAGATACTGCGGAAGCCTTGAGGCAACTTACGCTTCAAGATTTAACTCGTGATATAATGTCAGCGACAAGGGAATTGAGCAACTTTGGTAAAAATTCCGGTATTTTTGAAAGGCTTAGATTTGGCTCTGAACAGTTTGGTGCAGCACAAAGAAAACTTGTCGCGCAATTGGAGATTTCTAAAGACGAGGCAAATTTATTAGTTGATGCTTTGGGTGCGTTGGAAGATGTAAAAACTCCAGAGGATATTGTTCAAGTCATGGGCGATTTGTTTAAAGTCGTAAATGATTTAAATCCAAAAACTGATAAAGGTGCTGATGCATTATTTGAGTTAGCAAAAGCTGCAAGTCAGGCTGAAGCTGATGCCGCAAAATTAGTTACGGTTTTATCAGACGTAAAAACTGGCGTTACTGATATTGGAGAAATTACTCAATTTCAGGCTGGTGGCCGTGGATCTGTCATTCCAAATGCAATGGACATTTTAATGATGGGAATGGGCGGAGAAATCGTTGGTGGCCCTGAAAAGAAAGATACCAAGCTAGACAGAGAAAAACAAAAGCTCGCAACGTTTGCAGAGCAGTTCCAACCAGTATTAACTGCGGCGGCTGAATACGAAGAAACAATGACTAAGTTAAATCGGGCGCGAGAAATTGGTGCAATTACAGAAGAACAACATTCTCAAGCCACAGCCTTTGCAACAGATAAATATAGAATAGCAGCTGGTGAATTAGTTGATTATACGGCTGTTGCAAATAATTTTGCTAATTCGCTTGAAGGTAGCATGATGCAATTGGCGGAAGGAACTTTGAGCGTAGAAGATGCGTTTAAGAATATGGCGGCACAAGTCATAAGAGAACTTTATAGAGTTTTGGTTGTCCAGCAGCTTGTAAACGCTGCAATGGGATTATTTGGCTTTAGCCCAAGTTCTGGTGGTGGATTTGTTCCGACAGGTGGCGCTGGTGCATTTGGTGGGCCTGTTTCGCCTTCTCAGGGAATAGTGGTTGGTGAACGTGGGCCAGAGGTATTTTTCCCGCCATCTAAAGGTAATCTTGTTCCCAATAATAAAATTGGTGGGAATGAAGTTATTGTTAATCAAACAATCAACGTTACGACAGGTGTACAACAGACAGTTCGTGCTGAAGTGCTAGGCTTGATGCCTCAGATAGCAGAGGCATCTAAAGCTGCTGTATTAGACGCTAAACGGCGTGGCGGCGCATTTGCAGGAGCATTTTAAATGGCTATTACATATCCTAGATCG